GCCGATTCAATACGCTTGAGGGATTTCTCCCCAGCTTCACCCACATCAGACAACTCAGCCTTGACCTTGCCGCCATCCACCACCGAGAGTCGAATTGCGAGATTGCGTTCAGCCATGGCTGTCACCTGTTGTTGCGTTGCTTGAAGAGTTCATGGCAGCCGTGACGCCAGCCTCAATCGCAGGAAATATGTGCGTCATCGCACAAACATCTGCATTTAAAGACTCACTTGCTTGACTCCAAGCATTGAAGTCCAAGCCAATCACCGTGTTTTGAGCCATACGCAACTGCGCCGCACAGACTTCAAGCACCGAGAGTGCTTGCCAACCCTCTTGGGTTCTAGGCGCATTTACTTGGTACGGACATTCAGGGCATGTTGTTGCGCAGGCTTCGCAGTACGCTGGCCCGCCACCGAAGTGCCATTCGGTACGAGCCTTTAGGCGTTTTTTTCGGCATCCAGCAAATACAGAGCCGCCAGATACTCGCGCTCGAAGGCGTCGGCCACAGGCCACAACTCCATCAAGGCTTCAATGCCCTCAGGGCTCACCGGTGTAGCCTTGCCTTTCTCGTCGCCTACACCCTCCCAAGCCAACACAGCCAGCTTGGCAAGTTCGGTAATCAAAGTCGCGGTGCGCTGCCCCGCTGCTGCATGGTCTTTGCCGTCAATGACCGACGCCGCATGGCGTGCTGCCATAACCAGCGCAGTCGTGGCAGGTTTGACCTTGACGCGAACGCCATGGTTCAAGTCGAGCCAATACGGCTCACGTTTCAAGTTAAGTTTGAGCATGGAAATACCTGTGCATGTGACTGAATATGTGCGTCTTAGTAGCTGGCCACATCGTTGTGAAGAATGACCGTGAACATCCGACCAGCGGCTGTGTTCTTGGCGGCCTGCCAGTTGAAGGTGGCTTGAATTCCACCCGGGCCAGAGATCGAGAGCTTGGGTTTGGGCAGATACACCTCATGCGCCACAAAGGTCAAACTCTTGGTCGCATCAATCACGTAGCTGAACGTGAGCTCTAGTGGCGTGTTGTTGGTGGCAGCATCAATGAGCTCTGTATCTGCAAACCGCACCTCCAAGTTCCCCGTCAAACTTGCGACGGTTGGATCTGCACCTTCGATTTTTCCGTCAGAGCGGATGGTCTCAATGCGAGCTAGGTTGTTGGAATAGGTCAGCTGCGCCGCCACGACGTTGCCGAGTGCCTGTCCGTTCTTCTTAATTGAACCTTGGAACTGGTTGAACCGTGTGATCGACAAAGCTTGTGGCGTTGCATCGACAGATCCGAGTTGCTTGACTTCCCCTTGTGCGATCAACCCCAAGGTCGCATCTGCAGCACCAGAGCGCGCGAACTTGATTTGGACGGAGTTAACCATCACGCCCGACGATTCAAAGTAAGCGGGGATATCTGGCAAGCCTGTTTCAAGCGCGAGACTTGGCAGTACAGGCTGGCCGGAGCCAAAGGTGTGTTGATGGTCTACGTCGCCCACAGAGGTGGGGGCACCCAACAAAGCTTTGAGCCACAAGCCAAAGTTACGCAAGTCGATCGGGACCACCATATCGCCCTCAACCTTCATCACATCGCGGATGGGGGCGCTTGGGTCTCGACCCAGTCCGATCAGGTCATTGGCAATGAGGCCTTGCTCAGAGCCCAATGAGGTAGAGACAAATGGGAGCTTCCAATAGTCGGTGCTGCCACTTGGGTTTGCACCGTAGGAAGGTTCGAATGAAGCCAGCAAGCTGGCATTTGCGCCATAGGCACGAGCCATAGTTTTTCTCCAGTTTTAAATTGAATCAAGACAGCGGATCACTGCTTGCGTAATGCATCACCACATCCAAGGTGCAAGCCTTGATGCCCACAGCGCCATCGGGGGCAACTTCTTCAAACTTCGGGGGGTGGATTTGTGTGAACTCCACAACACCACCCAAAGTTCTGTCTGCTGTCACGAGTTCTGAAAATCGTTTGAGCAGTACATCCATGCGCGCGTCCCGCTCAGCGCCATCGGGGTGACTCACGTACACCTCCAGATTGGCCGAGTGCTCCCACTGATAGGTCAGAGGCGAGAGCATCACATCGACTTCATTCATGTCGCCATCGCGCAGTACCACCATGGAGTGCTCTGTCATGCGTTCAGGCAACACACTATTTCGCTTGGGCACATTGCCGCCAAGGGGTAACTGCCCCAACAACTGAAACAAAGCCCCAACGGCTTCTTCACGCTTAGACATAAAAAAAACAGGCCAGTGGCCTGCTCCGGTTAATCACCCGCTGCCCTTATTCATCGGGCCAGTTGGAGATGACGTTTTGAATCAGTTGTGATTCCCAGTGCTGAACTGCGGAATCAATATCGAACTTTTTCTTGAGCTGTACCTGTGGCACGAGCAAAAAGATGGGCACACTCACCAAACC